GTTTATCACGAGTGGCAGACTGACTCGCTTGCTGCTGCGACGACTGCTAACGCTGCTGTTGAAGGTGCTGATGCTACGGCTACCACGATCAGTCCGACGACCCGTCTGGGCAACTACTGCCAGATCGTGCAAAAGACGATCCAGATTTCTAACACCCTTGAGGCTGTCAACAAGGCTGGCCGGAAGTCTGAGAAGGCATATCAGTTGTCGAAGGCTTCGCAGGAACTGAAGCGCGACATGGAAACCATCATTACTGCCAACCAAGGTCAGACTGCTGGTAACTCCACGACTGCTCGGAAACTGGGTGCGATTCTGTCGTATCTGAAGACGAACTCGTCCGCTGGCACGTCTGGCACTGATCCCACGACGATTGGTGTTTCGACCCGTTCGGATGGTGCTACCCGTACCTTTACCGAGCAGTTGCTGAAGGATGTGGTTGCTGAGTGCTTCGTGTCTGGTGGCAATCCCAAGCTTCTGGTTGTTAACAGCGGTCTGAAGCAGAAGGTTTCCAGCTTTGCTGGTATCGCGGCTCAGCGTTACATGGCTCCCGGCGATCAGCCGACGACCATTATCGGCGCTGCGGATGTGTATATGAGCGACTTCGGCACTCTGTCTGTAACTCCGGATCGGTTCATGCGTACCCGTGACGCACTGCTGCTTGATCCTGAGTATGCAGCGGTTGCGTATCTGCGTCCGTTTGCGACGAATGAACTGGCTCGTACCGGTGACAGCGAGAAGACCCAGCTTATTGCTGAGTTCACGCTGGAAATGCGGAATGAGGCGGCTCATGGAATCGTGGCTGACCTGAACCCCGCGCTGTAAGTAACGAGGGAGGTGGGGAAACCTGCCTCCCTCCCCTAATATGTCAGAACTATTTGCGGTTGGTGAGGGGCGCTACACGATAGCGCATAAGCTGGATGATGTTGTCGTCCTGGAAACTAAGCAGGACGTTTCTCACATTATCGAAGCGAACAAAATCCAAGTTGACAACGCAACCCGAAAGATCGATAACGTCATGAATCATGTCGCTCGGTTGCCTTTTACGGTGATTGACGATCTGAACAAGAAAAAAATCATGCGTGGGTTTGCGGTGCAGGATGAAAGAGCGTTCAAACAGTGGCTAAACGATCCTGACAACAGGGTGTGGAGAACGTACCCTGGTAGCGTCTAAGGGGGTAGGATGAAGATTGCGATCTGTGTGCCCTGCCGGGACAATGTGCTGGCGGGGTTTGCTTTTGATCTGGCTCGACTCTGTGCGTATGAGGCAAAGCGTGGAAGGAATGAGATCCAGCTTTTGCAGATGCCGGGAACACTAATTTTCACTCAGAGAGAAAAACTTGCTGACGAGGCTATGGAATGGGGTGCAGACGCTGTCTTATGGATTGACAGCGATATGCGGTTTCCGGCAAACACTGTTGAGATACTGCTTGCAAGGAATGTCCCGCTGATCGGCGTAAACGCCACTACAAGGCGCGAACCGATTATGCCAACGGCAATGAACCTAAAGATCGACAAAAGCGATCCTGGGGCCGTTAAACAGGTCTGGACGAAGATTGAGAGCCGGGGCAAGTCTGGGATCGAACAAGTGACCGCTGTGGGGTTCGGTGTTACACTTGTGAGGTCGGAAGTATTCAAAAAGATACCTAAACCTTGGCATGACATTATCTGGACGGATCATGGAAATGTCATTGGTGAGGATGTAACGTTCTGCGTCAGGTGTCTTGAGAATGATGTTCCTGTGTTTGTTGACCACGATTTGTCTATGCACATTGGGCATATCGGGGTTAAAACTTATGGCTGGGATGACATAAATGGCCCTAGCAACGTACAGCGATCTCAAAAGCACGATCGCAAGCTATCTCGCAAGAAGCGATCTCACTAGCCAGATTCCTGACTTTATCCGGCTGGCAGAGGTTAGGCTTCGTCGCAATCTGCGTATTCGGCAGATGTTGAAACTAGCCTATACGTCTGCAACCGGTGGTGATAGCACTGTTGGGTTGCCGACTGACTTCATTGAGATGCGGAATCTGTATCTGGATACCAATCCAGAGCAGCCGCTGAACTATCTATCCCCGTCCACGTTTACCAGAAACGCCAGGACTCAGGAATCGGGTAAGCCAAACAATTACACGATCTTGTCAGACGAGATCCAGTTGGCTCCGGTCCCAGATACGAATTACACGGTTTATATGCTGTACTACGCTGCGCCCACATTCTTGAGCGACAGCACCAGTACGAACGCATTTATGACAACCTGCCCTGATCTGCTGTTGTATGGATCTTTGTCGGAAGCCGAGCCTTACCTGATGAATGACGCAAGGCTTGCGGTATGGGCTGGGTTGTACTCTCGGGCGCTGGATGATCTTACCAAGTCGGATGACGGTGGAGAGTACAGCGGTAATCCTATGGTAATGACTCTCGCAAAGAGGTAAGAAATGGCTATCACCCAAGCAATGTGCACTAGCTTCAAGACGGAGCTTCTTGGTGGCACTCACGATCTGGATACAGACACTCTCAAGATTGCTCTGTACACGTCATCGGCCTCGCTGGATGCCACTACGACGACCTACAGCAGCACGAACGAAGTTGCCAACGGGTCTGGATACACCACGGGTGGAAATACGCTCGCGGGGGCCACGATTAGCTCTAGTGGTACGACTGCGTTTGTAGACTTTTCAGACTCTACGTGGTCGAGTGCATCTATTACTGCGCGTGGTGCGTTGATCTACAACAGCAGCAAGTCGAACAAAGCCATCGCTGTATTGGACTTTGGGTCTGACAAGACCTCGACCAATGGTGACTTTGTTGTCCAGTTCCCGACTGCGGATGCGTCTAACGCTATCATTCGGATTGCTTAAGGTGATTTGCCATGAAGATTGATTTTGAATTTGAAACTCCTCATGGCAAATTCGCTGATGCTCTGCACCTCCCGGACGATCACACGTTCACGGAAGCAGAGATCCAGGCCATGAAGGAACAGCGCCGGGACAACTGGATTGCTGTCGTGACTGCGCCTCCTGCTCCTGAGCCTGAGCCAGAGTTTATTGAGATCGACGGCGTTAAGTATGTGAAGGCTTAGCCATGGCCGCACGTTTTTGGGTTGGCGGCTCTGGCACTTGGAGCACAACAAACACAACTAACTGGTCTGCCACGTCTGGCGGGGCAGGTGGCGCAAGTGTTCCGGGTGCGTCTGATGATGTAACGATTGACGGAAACTCCGGCTCTCCGACTATTACAACCAATTACAACGCATCGGTAATTTCGGTAACGATCAATGCTGCTGCTGCGACATTGAGTCTTGGTGGTACGTTAACCTGTTCTGGGGCGATTACTTTAACGGCTGGCACATTCACTACCAACAATAATGCCGTCACCGCAACTCAACTATCATCTAGCAACAACAACACCCGCACGATCAATTTGGGTAGCAGTACGGTTACGTTATCTGCTTCAACGCCGATTAATTTCTCCACATCTACAAATTTAATACTAAATGCGGGAACATCAAGCATTATTTTGTCGGGAGGCGCAAGTAACTTAGATTTTGTTGGGGGCGGATTAACATTTAATAATGTTTCATTTACTGGAACAGGCGCAACACTAAGGAATATTACTGGTGCAAACACATTCAATAACTTGACCGTTACCGGACCCGCTTCTGCCGGAGTTGTTCAAGTCACATTTAACTCTAGCCAAACCATTAATGGCACCCTTTCCACTACTGGCACCGCAGGCAATCGCCGCGTCTGGTTCCGTGGCACCACCTACGGCATCGCTCAAACCCTCACCGTTAACGCTACTCCCAGCCTGACAGACGCAGACTTCCGAGACATCTACGTTGTTGGTACTGCCGCACCGATCTCTGGTACTAGGGTTGGTAATCTTCGCGGATGCAGGGGCATCACCTTCAGCACGCCCAAATCCGTCTACTGGGTCACTGCTGCGGGTGGTAACTGGTCTGCTAACAATTGGGCAGCATCGTCTGGTGGTGCAGCATCAACCGACAATTTCCCGCTTGCTCAGGACACGGCTGTCATTGAGAACACGGGGCTTAATACGTCGGCTACGGTGACTGTTGATTCCGTGATGCAAAACCACATGGCTGGCGTAAATATGTCCACTAGGACAAACGCCATGACCATATCGTTGGCAAGCGGAACTACTTGCTACGGAAGTTGGACAAATGGCTCTGGAACTACTATTGCTGGCGGTGTTGGTTTAACATTTGGTGGAAGAAATACACAAGTTATTACTAGCGCGGGCAATTCTTTTGGATCGTTAAACGGAATTGAAATAAACACTTACGGAGGCACTGTCGAGCTTGCTGATGCGCTGAACCTTGGCTCAAGCATACTAACCGTCACAAACGGCACGTTCGACACCAAGAACTTCAACGTCACTGCTGGCACTTTATCATCCAGCAACAGTAACGTCAGGACGATAACGCTTGGGTCAAGTACGGTTACGTTGAGCAGCACAACGCCTGTAACTTTTGCAACATCCACCAACCTTACGTTTAACGCCAGCACATCTCAAATTACATGTTCAGGTAGTGGCCCTAATATCAGCGGCGGTGGGGTGACTTTCTATAATGTTTCATTTACTGGCACAACCGCAAACACATTGGTGCTTGCTGGCGTAAATACATTTAACAATCTAACGCTAACAGCACCAGCATCTGCGGGTTTAATGCTGTTGTCTTTGTCCGCAAATCAAACCATCACAGGCACTCTTACCGTTGCCGGAGCCACAGCAGTACGCCGCATCTTTGTTCGTTCCGACACCCTCGGCACCACCCGCACCCTGACCGTTGGCACCCTATCCGCGACTGACTGCGACTTTAGGGATATCACGATAGCTGGTACTGCTGCGGGATCATCTCCCACTCGTGCGGGTGACTGCGGGGGGAACTCTGGGATAACGTTCCCTGCTCCAAAGACTGTGTACTGGAACCTTGCTGGTGCTCAGGACTGGAGTGCTACGGCCTGGGCACCTGGGTCCGGTGGTACTCCAGACATCAACAACTTCCCGCTGGCACAAGACACAGCGGTGTTTGATAACACTGGGGCTGCGGGTACTGTTACCTCCGGGGCCAGTTGGAATATAGGTACGCTTGATGCATCAAATAGAACAAGCGCAATGACGCTTACGTTAACTGGTTCTGCGTCATCGCCCGTCGTTTATGCAAACTTCAAACTTGGCACTGGCGTAACAATTGGCGGCTCATCTACTGGAAACTTTGTTTTTTCTGGTCGTGGTACGCAGACAATTACAAGCAACGGGGTTGCGTTTAGTTCATTTGCCGGTCTCAATATCGACTGCTTCACAGGCACTGTCCAGCTTGCTGACGCTCTCACGCTGAACTCCGCACGAACTCTAACCCTTACAAGCGGCACGTTTGATGCTGTGTCGTATAACGTGACAACGGGGTTATTTGCGAACAATGCACTTACACCGACACTAAAACTTGGATCTGGTACTTGGACGCTGTCAGGAACTGGAACGGTTTGGAATATTTCTTCAGTACCTACGTTTTATAAAGGTACAGCCAATATTACACTTTCTGACACCAGCACCTCCGCACGAACATTTACTGGCGGCGGCCTTTCATACAACAAACTCACCATCGGCGGTACTACAGGAACCAGCACTACAACCATCACCGGCGACAACCAATTCACCGAACTTGCCAGCACTAAGACTGTCGCGCACACAATTGCTCTTGGTACAACCACCCAGACATTCGGCAAGTGGACGGTGACCGGAACATCCGGCAACGTAGTTACCCTGACCGGTACAGGAACCGGGCACATTCTCGCTGGTGCGTGTACCGATAGCATTGACTATCTTGCAATGGGCAGCATCGGTTTTGCCGCAACAAGCCCGGGCGAGTTCTATGCCGGAGCCAACAGTACAGGAACCGCTGGTGCGCCTGTATATCGTACAGCCAAGCCTGCTGACTCTACGCGCTACTGGGTCGGTGGAACGGGCAACTGGTCAGATACTGCTCGCTGGTCTACATCTTCTGGTGGAAGCTCAGGCGCGTCTGTGCCGAGAAGCCATGATGATGTGGTGTTTGACTCATCCTCAAACGCAACGGCATATACGGCCACAGTAAATGCGGTCACTGGCGGGATTCGGATGAAGGCTCTGACCATCGCTGGTCCGGCTTCTGGAAATCTCACGTTAGCTGGAAGCACTGCTATTGACGGCATTCACGGGAATGTGACGCTCCCTGCGACGGGGCTGACCAGGACTTATACGGGCGCAATCACGCTGACGGGATCTACGACTGGAAAGACGCTGACGACGAATGGGGTGACGCTTGCCTCTACGACTACGGTCAACGGGGTGGGGTGCGAATGGGCGCTTGGAAGTGCTTTGAACAACGGGTCTTCGGCTGTTACTGTAACTAACGGAAATCTGTTGTTAAGCACTTACAACTTAACAGCGGGTTCTATTTCTAGCGATAACGGCAACTCACGTGAAATTAATTTTGGATCAGGTACTGTTACCCTGTCCGCATCAACACCTATTAATTTTGGAACAACAGAAACAATTAGACAATCGTTAACTCTAACTGCCGGCACCTCGCAAATTAATTTTTCTAATGCCAATGCAACATTTTCAGGAAACAACAAAACTTTTTACAATATTTCTTTTAATGGAACATCCCCAAGTAATGTCACTATCAACGGCTCAAACAGCTTCAACAATCTATCTTTTGCAGGACAAACTTTAGCCGGGGTAAATCGAATTTTGATCACGGCAAATCAAACTATCTCTGGCACTCTGACTTTGTCCGCAGGCACTAACGCCACAATGCGAAACTTTGTTCAGTCGGACACGCTTGGAACAACCCGCACCCTCACCTGTGCAGCTGTTTCAATGACTGACGTAGATTTCCGAGACATCACTATTGCTGGTGCTGCTGCTCCTGCTACTGGGACGAGGATTGGTGATTGCAAAGGTAACAGCGGAATTACGTTTGATGCGGCTAAGACTGTGTATTTTGCAAGCGGAACTCAAACAAGCTGGGCAAGTGCAGCTTGGAATAATAGCGACTCAACTAGCGGAGCAAGTATTACATTTTTTCCGCTGGCTCAAGATACTGCTATTTTTCAGTCATTCCCAAACAGCGGAATAACAGTAACAATTGGAGCAGCCTACAACATCGGTACGATTGATATGTCGGCGCGTACCACTAACACGATGACCTTGACGTTTAGTGCAACAGTCAACGTATATGGAAATTGGATAAATGGCACCGGAACGACAATGAGCGGGTCTGGTGGAATAGTTGTTGCTGGACGGGGAAGTCAAACTATTACAAGCGCCGGAAAATCGTTTACACAAACAATAACTATAAATAGTCCCTCTGGATCTGTAACATTACAAGATGCGGCGACATTAACAGCAAGCGGGCAGTCGTTAATAATAACAACTGGAACTTTTGATGCAGGTTCGTACAATATTACAACGGGCGGTGTAAGTGCAACTGGATCTAACACAAGAACTGTTGCCATAGGTTCTGGAACATGGACTCTTACAAGCTCAGGAACTGTATGGACCACATCAATATCTACCAACCTCACTATCACAGGTACAGGAACCATTAGCCCAAATTCAGGATCGGCTAAAACCTTCACTGGCGGCGGTGTTGCCTACACCAACATCACCCTCAACCAAGGCGGTGCTGGAACTCTGACGATCTCCGGCAACAACACCTTTAAGGACATCACCAACACCTACAAGGCTACGGGTGCAACAAACATTACTCTCAGCACGACCACCCAGCGCGTCTCTCAGTGGACAGCGGCAGGCGAGGCAGGGCGGGTGTTGACGGTTCAGGGGACTTCAGCCAGCTCTCCGGCGACGCTTGTTCTGACAGGTGCAACCGATCCTAACGTTGACTACCTGACGATTACAGGTGTTAGGGCATATCCGCTATGACCTGGTACGCCGGTTCAAACTCAACCAATAACGGAAGCCTCGGATGGGTATTTGAGGCTCCTGCTGGTGGTGGCGTTACTGTTAACGTCACCGGAGTTTCTGCAACTGGCGCAATTGGAAGTGAAACAGTAATTGGCAAGGCATTAGTCCTTCCAACAGGAGTTTCTGCAACCGGTAATCTTGGGACGGTTACGGTTGCGCTAGTTACACCAGTTCCAGTTACCGGAGTCTTTGCCACAGGTCAAATTGGTAACGTAACTGTTACTGGAAAAGCCAATGTTGTTTTGACCGGAGTATTTGCGACCGGACAACTTGGTAGCGTTACCGTACAAATTGCAACGATAGTCCCGGTCACGGGCGTATCGTCTTCTGGTCAGCTTGGTTCCGTAGTCGTATCAGGCAAAGCAGTAGTTGCTGCCACAGGAGTTAGTGCAACTAGTGCACTAGGATCGGTTACTGTCTCTGCTGGTCAGGGTGTAAACGTATCTCTTACTGGAGTCTCCGCAACCGGATCAATTGGTTCTGTCACTGTAATCCAGGGCCAAGGTGTAAACGTATCTCTGACTGGTGTATCGGCGACAGGAACGCTCGGAAACGAGACTGTTGTCGCAAAGGCAAACACTGCGCTAACAGGTGTTTCTGCTGTTGGGCAAGTTGGGTCTGTCACCGTCACTGCTGATGCTGTTGTCATCACGACCGGAGTACAAGCTACAGGTCAAACGGGTACAGTCAGAATTCTGGTTGTCATTCCTGTCACTGGTGTGCAGGGGACGACTGCGCTTGGTACGATTACCCTAGAAACGAACAATTACATCGATGTGTCTGGGTTGCAGGGCACAACGCAGTTGGGGTCTGTTTCGTTATTGGGTGTGTGGTCAATCCCGGATGAGGGCGC